CACTCGTCCCTAACGTGGTAATCTGGCTCCCCGTATCCATCATCATAGGTAAATCGGTCACCTTGATACGGATCGAATGCTTAGATGAAGCATAAACGACAGGTCGTTCTTTCGCCAACATGAGCTCAGCCCAGAGCTCCATTGGCAGACCCGTACGTTCGAAGAACCATGGGAGAAACACTTTATGAGGCCCATCTCCCAACGTTTGATCACATTGCGACAGATCTGACTCTACAAAGATAGTGCTCGTCGAAGTCACCACCTTCAATATCGTGTCATCACCCGCAAACGCAATTACAGATTCCTGACTCGATTCCAACACCTGAGCCAACCGGTCCAAAGCCTCGGGAGAGCTCCCAGATGCGAAAACCAAACGCATCGGAACTCCGTCGAACATATGTACATTATCGACATCCCAATGTTTATGAACCTTTTCTGCAATTCGTTCCACAGTGGGCCCCATTAATGGCCCCATCTGCGGATCAAACACCACGATCGCGCGCGGTTTGATAGAGAATCCATCTGACATCTCTTTCAATCTCAACACTTCATCTGACTTAGGCATGAATTTGAGTTTCCGCAACGGTGATCCAACCTCCAGGCTTTTAATAGCCGAGAAAAACACCGCCTTCTTCCGCGCATCCATCTTTTGAGCAAAATCCACCAACGACTGTGGGGGATCTGAACCCTTAAGGGGAACCAGATTCGTTGCAGGAAGGCACATCAACGCCACCCTCCAATTCAAAACGAACCCTTCTTGTGCATCAGCTTGCCACTTATTCCGCTGCGAGAGAGTCGCAGCACCCATTCCGGATTTATACGGATCACTCATCGTCCGTAACAAAATGGCAACCAGAGCACTCCGAGGCCCCTTGGAAGGACGATACGGCAAACCATTATTTGCACCCATAACGTATATCGGGTCGGGATTAGCGACCGGAAAACTTTCCAAAGCCTGTTCGGGAGTAAGCTCCATGGCTCCACTCGTGATTATCAAGCGTCCCCTTTGTTCTTGCCAAGGAGGCACCGCTCGCGTTGTAGGTTCAACAGACGGGAGAATCTCCACACCCCGCAGATACTCCACGCCCCGAGGAATCAGAGACAGATCCTCCTCGGCGACGTAAGCACGTCTGAAAACCTGGAATACCCCGTCCGCCACATGCGGTCGGGTTTTCTTCCATAACCACCATATTCCGAGAATGGCGCATAACAACTTGTATGGCACCCAGCCCAACGGCCGGATCGACAACGTTGCTAACGTGTTCCACTTGGCATGTTCCATAACTGCCAAGCCAAATACGACAAGCCCGACCGGCCACGTAGGCGCGAGCTTGAGGTACGTTGGTGCCAATATTGGGAATGATTTGTGCAATGCCATCAACATCATGTGCCCCGCAAATACCGCTACACGCGGAAATACAGGGGCACTCGACATTGTCACATACGCCACACCTTCCAATCCCCAAATCACCACATTAACCCACGGGGGAAACAATCTTTTAACTCCTTCTTCCACGAACATGTGCGGATCGTGCGAAAAATAGTTAAAGATCGACGAAATGGGCATCTTTGACATCATCACCATCGCGGGGTTGATCTTTGACGTATCAACTCCGTTGGGCGTGTCATCCGGGAGTAACTTAATACAACTGGCTGGGGTCCAGGCGCGGATATACGAATCCACAAATCCTGGTTCGACCGCTTCGGTGAGACTTCGTCCTGTCTCATCCTTAGGCCACCCATCCATTGACACTCCAAACTTCTTAGCGTGTTCGTAAGCCGCATCTATCCGAACACCCATAAGCTGGGCCAAGTACCCCCCTCCCCGTTTCGTCCCGGGCCAGATCCATCCGAACCAGCCCCGTTGTTTTAGCCACCAAATACCCAACATACATGTGAGTAAAAGCACCCATCTCCGTGTTGACATCACGGGGGGTGACAGCATCGAACGACTTGCAATGAGATCAGCTTCTCCTGCAGCCCCTTCACGACGCCAAGTAACCAGTTGTTCCGCCACCATGTCCCTGCCATTGTGCAATGCGGCAAACGATGTGCCTCGCTGAATCGTCGCCCACTCACCCGGAAACCGTCTTTTAAGCGCTGACATAGCCGAATCTTTTGAAAACTCAGCCGTTACCTGCGCCAAAACCGCATCCAAGGTAGCTCCATGAGCAACCCGCGCCGTGGCCGACAAATTCAAAGCCGCAAACGTGGGG